AGATTTAGGTTCTAGTGTCTTTGACGTGACGGTTCGAGTCCGTCCACTCGCACCAAGACACATGCACATATCTACACAAGCCCGCACATGCGGGCTTTTTTGTTTTTCCAACTGCGCATATCTGCACATATTTACACATGAATAGAGCATAAATAGAGCATGAAGTAGAGCATGGAAAGGATAAAATAAAGGGCTAGAAATCTCCTATTTTTTCGCTTTCAAAAATGACACAAAACTGTCCGCCCAAGCCTTGGTTAAGCATCGAACAGCAATTGGAGTTAATGCGCTCCCGAGGGATGCACATTACCAGTACGGCGAGAGCATCTTCAATGCTTAAAGAGTTCGGGTATTACCGACTAAGCGGCTATTCCTACGTTTTAAGAGAGGTAGATCCAAAGACAGGCGTCAGACTTAGTTCTTTTAAGGCCGGTACATCTTTTGATTATGTTATCGAACTCTATGAGTTTGATAAGATGCTCCGGCTTTTGATCTTAGATGCGTTGGAAAGAATTGAAATTTCGTTCAGAACTTCAATTTCCTATCATCTCGGCCAAACAGATCCGCTCTTCTATAAGAACCCAGATAATTTCAAAACAGAATTTAGGACAACTCAATACCCTATCTGGTTAAAAAAGCAGCAAGAAAAAATAGAGCAATCGAAAGAGGATTGTATTAGGCACAATACTAAAAAATACGGGGACAACATTCCTGTATGGGTCGTCTGTCAAACATGGGAATTTGGCCAGTTGACTTGGCTTTTAGGTATGTTGAATTATGATGAAGTCGAATCTATCAGCCGGAACTATGGTTTTTTAGGTTCCAAGTCATTTTTAACTTGGTTAAAGTGCCTAAAGGAACTGAGAAATATCTGTGCGCATCATTCTCGACTTTGGAACAGAGTATTTTCTTTCTGCCCAAACAAACCAGTTAAAAAAGATGCCCACGCTCCCATAAGCTGGAGCGCAGCTTTCGGTGAAAACGAAAAACAGACTCTATTCTTCCGAGTTTGTGGAATCATTCATTTCTTAAAATTTATTGAATCTGAATCGACTTGGGAAGAGAGATTCAAATCAGCCCTGAAAAAGTTTCCGTCCGCGCCAGAACTCGATGTAACACTCGAGTGCATGGGGTTTCCAGAAGATTGGGAGGAGCAAGTTGAATGCATAAAAAATAACCTTCCTCGAACACCACAATCAACTGAGTCGATCGGGTTAGAGGAAGGTCTTGGTGCGAATATATTATCAAAAAGATAAGGAAATATCAAATTGTTCAGTGCGTGTGTGACCCTCATACGTCCGCATAGGTCCGCATGGGACCGCCTAGACTCGCAGATATATAAATAATTTAATAAGGAAAAGTTATGGCCAGCATTGGTAAGTTGCCGACGGGAAGCTACCGTGTCCAGTACTACGTTGATGGAAAAAAATGCTCTAAAACCTTTAAAACTCGCTCCGAAGCTAAGACCTTTGCTGCACGCATTGAACTTTCCCCTGAAGTACTTTCCTCAAAATTGACATTCGGAGATTGTCTGAAGGAATACCGAGACACCGTGACGATTAAAAAACGAGGTGCCCGGGAAGAATCTATCCGGATAAACAGGCTTCTAAGGTATCCGTTTGCTGACATTCGGCTTTCTGAGCTGACGGCTGTGGACATTCAGTCGTGGGTGGAGCAGCGAGGCTCTGAAACTTCAAAAAATGGCGGGACGGTTTCCCCGGGAACGGTCCGCCGTGAATATTGCCATGTTATCGGAGTGCTGAATTACGCTGTCCGGAAAGGATTTATTCCGAAGTCCCCGGCTGTCGGAATTAGGCTGCCTGCAAAACCCGATCACAGAGAACGAGTGGCAACAGAAGAAGAGATTGAGCGCTTAAAAGCCGCAACGGGATGGGATGGCGTTTCCGTTCCGGACAATCTTCTCCAGTCGGTCATTTTGGCGTTTGTACTTTCATGCCAGACCGGGATGCGTGCCGGGGAAATTCTAAAACTCGAACATTCCTGGATCGATGGGCGTGTCATCCATTTACCGGCTGAGGCCACTAAAACTTCAACACGACGTGACGTCGCTTTAAGTCTGGATGCGGCTCGTTTGATTGAGCTGGCAATCAATGCAAAAAAGACCACATCACCAAAAATTTTTGAAGGTTTAACAGATAAAAATCGTGATGCGCTCTGGCGGAAGGCGCGAGATAGAGCCGGTTTAGGTCCGTTAAGAGATTCTCAAGGCCGTGAGATACGTGAAGGCCTGAATTTTCACGACGGCCGAGCCACATTCGCTACGTGGGCAGCGTCCCCGGATCCAAAGACAGGAGCGCCCCGTTTGGACGTTCTGGCATTGGCCAGACAAACGGGGCATCGTGATTTAAAAATGCTGCAAAAATACTATCGGGCAACGGCTGAAGAGATCGCTATGAGATTAGACGCTGCCGTTCTCGAAGAGCAAGAAAAGTAACTTTAGCCTGTTCTTCATAGTGTTTGTCGATCCATCGTTTGACATCCTCATAACGCCATCTTTTGTACCCTTTTTCAGTAACGCAGACCGGCGGAGGAAAGGTCGGATCATTAATCACCTGATCCGTGGAGGTGGATCGACCTGAGTTGCCTAACATGTAGGAAATATCCCGTTTGCGAACCAAGACCGGCGGGATATTCGGCCGCTTCAGCAATCTTTCTGCTATTTTGTCGGCCAGGGCGTCCATTTCACTGTCGTTCATTTTTTGGCCCTTTCTGGTCTTTTTTACATTTTTCCAACTGCTGCAGATAACGCTTCAGATTTGTCCGGAGTTGCTCAGCTCTTTCCGGGAATTTGAAACTGCCGTCTTCGGCCAGCCCTTCACTCATTGCCTCAACCTTTTTCATTAGGCCCAGAATCCAATAAGCGTCTCGGACGGAGATTTCAACCGGGACTTCTGTAGCCCCTTCCTTTGCGGCAACCAGTGCGTTGTGCAGGATCATTATTGATTTCTGCCAGTCGTTGACCTGCTGCTCACCGTTAAAACCGCCTTCGCAGTAATCATAAAAACCATGCCACAGGCATTTTTGGATTCTGCCGGCATCTGTCTCGCTGCACACAAAAGCAATATTCATTGATCCAACCCCTTCAGCTCTGTCGGAAATTTCCGGCATTCATGTTTAATCCGAGCGCAGAGTTTCTTTGCTGCC